TGTACGTCATTTTAGTTTCATCTGCGATAGACGTATCAATAGTTACTTCGGCACCAGAAGTAGTTTCAATTTTTGAACCTGTTCTGAATACATCACTACCTGCACAATCAAAACTAAGTGCAGCAACGGATGCATTCGCTACATCTTTTGATTGAAGATGCACTACAATAGTTCCTACAGTTGCTGCTGGTAATGTTACCGCTTGAGCAGCTGCGCCTGAGTAATCATTAATTGTAATTACATTAGCAGTGTAAGTTAAACTAGCTCCTGTTCCAACAGCAGTAGCTGTTAAGCTAGTTAAATCTGGTTTCATTCCTAGAAACCTTGATGTAACAACTCCTGTAGTAGTTGCTTTATTGATCTGTTGAAATCCTTTTTGGGACCTAACTGGACCATTAAACGATGTGTTTGCCATAATATTCCTCCTAGAATATTTAAATGTAGTCCCTAGGGAAGTCGACTATACGCGTCTACATTTATATAATTATTAAATTTGTATAGTAAGTTATTTATATAGTAGATTTGAGTAGAGTGCAAGCGATCCTACGAGAAATGTACGATTTCAGCGATGTAGCTTTTGTTTAAGTAGCTACAGAAACTTGGGCGGCAGCATCATCAATTGCATTTTGTCTATTTGCAATTTTAGCCTCTTCGAGTTTAATGTCAGTGATGACTTCTCTAATTTTGTCATCAATCTTGACCATATCCAGAGTATATTTACCGCTTTGCTCATACTCCAGTTGCCACCTCAACTCCAAGGACCTTTTCTGTTTGTACAGGTCTTGTACCATCAACAACCTCCTCATAGGTTATTCTGTTCATCTTGGGACTCATCATTTCTCCAAGATATTCCCATTTTATACTCTTATCTCCCAGTTTGTCAACTATTGAATTTTCAATAGATTCAACGTTATCTTCAGCTAAAACCTCAAATTTAGCGTGATATTGATAAGCATTAAGTTGTACTAGGAATTTTTTCATTTTTTCTTTCTATTTAGTAAATGTGGCGAAACTATGTTTCGCCACATAAATTGTTTAAGATTACACTCCAGGTGTTCCGAAGATTCCTCTCCAGTCCGAACATCCAAATGCGTATCTCTCTCTAGCTTTGTATCTAACGTTTCCAGTATCGAAATCGCCTTCCATTGAAGTTTTCAACGGTGCTCTATCGAAATGTTTCATTCCGTTAGGTACATCAGTGATTACAAACCAAGCGTCGTCATCAGCTAAATAATTATTAATAACATATCCTTCTGGAACTGCTCCCATGTTTTTGATTGCATTAATATCATTATCTGCTGTCTGAACTCTACCTTGAGATTTCATCAATCGCTCTGCAACGAATTGCAAGTTAACCGGAAGAACCATTCTTCTCGGTTTAGCTGCAACTTTAAGACCTCTTTCATCTTTAGTTTGCGCAATCTGAATGATTATCGCTTCTAAAGAAGTTTCGTTTAAGTCTGCTGCATTCGTTAACAAGTTACTTTGATTACCAGATAACGTAGGGTGCGAATTTACTATAAGAAATTGTCCATCTCCGAAAGTTCCGGATGTGAACGCATTGTTAAGTAAAGCTGCGCCTTTAGTATTCTTGGTACTCGACATAGATCTTGCTAAAGCTTTTGTATATCTAGAAGAAAGTCTGTCATAAAGGTTGTCCTCTATTGCTTCTTCTGTGATTGCAAAAGCTAGTGCGATCGTTTCCATCGTGTATCTTGCAGTGAAAGTTTCCTGAGCTGTATCAAAACTTACGTTTTGACCTTCAGGTTTTACTGCTGCATCACCAAAACCACTTAACATTACTTCTTCTTCAAAAGCTCTGTCAGATGATTCTGTTGCGTAGATGTCTTTGGTTTGATCTGCGTATTGCTTATACTCTAAACCGAACAAGGCGTTTAAACCTGGCTCGAGCTCTTTGATAAGCTGCTGTCGTGATATTGCCATAATTTATCTCCTTATTAGATTGCGAGTAAGTATACGTGTTGACCAGTGTTGAACTTCACAATCCAGTTAGAATTAGCACTTGAAACGTCGTTATTAGATGGGTCTTCACTCAATCTAAGAACTGAGAACATTCCGCTAGCACTAGCTGTACCTAAAAGTTCCTCTTTCGATCTACCATTGGTTACTGTTGAACCTGCTGCATAAACCATATCACACGCCTGTCCCACAACTGCTTGAGTGTGTGTTCCAGCCGTCTGAACTTCGAATAAGTCATCAGGATCGTCGTAGATGAATGCATCTGCTGCTGCAGCTACATCACCGGGCCAATAGTTTTGAAAGGTTGGTTTATTAGTAGTTGGATCTTCATAGAGACAACCGTTAAAGATACCTACGTTACGTGCAGCGTCGGTTTCAGATGGACCTACGTGTCCAGCAGTCACAGTTGTGCCGCCTTCTACTTTTAATCCACCAGAACCTGCTAAACATACAACATCACCAGCATAAATCGCAGCAGTTTGTCCTGATGCAATTTTGTACTGTGAAGTACCGTTAGAAGTTGGTCTACTACCTAATCCACCCACTTGTCTAAAACCAAATGGTGCGTCTATATTTGCCATAGTATACTCCTTTGTCCCCGAGGGGACGGGTTAATTTATTCGATAGTAGGGAATTGGTTGTTATCCCGAGAAAGACTATTCGTCCTTCTTTGTACCACCGAAGGTTACACGAGTCTGTCGATCTTGATTGATCGGCATACTTGGGTGCTGTTCCCTATTTAAATCGTGTTTTAAAGCTTCGTCGGCAGATCTTACTTCTTCAGCAAAATAAGCCTCACGAGATTTAGCGATCTCTTCGGGTACCCTAGCCAGCACTAGGCCACCAACTCCGATAACCCCAGCGTATTTTCCGTCTTTATTCACAGGATAATCTGAATTTGGATATTCGTCAGCTCTCACTAATTCGTATCCGCTTCTAAGTCTTCCTTGTACGTTTCTCGTATCATCAAAACCTAGAGTCTCAGCTCTTATCCATCTGTGCCTAAAGCCGTCAGGCGCCGGTGGTGCATCTAAAGATGATGGTGGAGTCCAAACTTTTGGTCTTTCAGATTTAGACCTTGTTTCGCTCGCACGAGAAGTTTTATTGTTTTCCATATGCTTATGCTCCTTCCGTGTTTAATACTTGTTTCGCATACTCTTCGAGTGGCACACCTAATTTTTTTGCAATTTGCACCTGTGAAGATGTGAGATTCACAGTTTTGCGACCAGGTTTTACGCCTCTGCGTACAGGAGCAACCGTCTGAGCGGGTTTAGTCGTATTTATATTAGTATTACCAAATTTATGTGGAAAGTCAAGCTTCATTCTCTTGTCTATCTCAGCATAATACTCGTTAGATGTAGGATCCATACCTTCAGCCTCAACAAGATCCTTATGATGTTCAAAAGCAGTATAAGTCATTGGTTTATCTTTACCAAACCAAGTATTCTTTTCTGCCCATGTTTCAGCTTTCTCGTCTACTTGAGGTAAGGCTTGAGGCGTTGGTTGTGCCATTCCTTCTCTGTATCGAGGCGCTCGAGGAGTTTCCCTCTCATAAGTTTCTCTTTTTGATTTCTCTGTAGCAATCCTATTTGCATCAGTTGTTAATGTGCTCAATTCAGTTTGAGCTTCAACTTGTTTAGCAGTATCTCCAGATTCAATAGCTGCAGCCAATTTTGCTTTAACAGCATCTAATTGGTTTTTAACTCTTACTTCTGAATCTTTAAGATAAGCTGAATCTAAATGTCTATATCTAGATTCCCAACTCTTTCTTTTTGCTTCTATACCTTTAGCATAGTCGAGAGCTGCATCCTTTTGACGTTCTGCTTCTCTCCATTTTCTAGTAAGTTTAGAAATTCTTTTTTTAACTGAATCACTATACTCTTCTAGTTTTTCGTCTTGCGTTTCTTGTTTCGTTTCTTCTTTTTCTTCGCTCTTCGTTTCTTCTGTGCTTTCCTGAACATCAGCGCTGACGTTAGATTTCTCAGATGTGTCAACGGACTCAGTATTGATTTCAACACTTTCTTCATTTTTTCCTTCCTCTTTAATTTCAATTTGAGCACCTTCACCACTTGTATCTAAATCGACTAGTTTTTCACTAGGTTTTTTTGTTTCTTCTGGCATAGTTCCTTCCTATGTTAATATTCATGCAAGATCATTTCAGGATCTTGTATGATTCCAAGAATCTCATCTTCATTTAAGATTCTTATTTCTCCCCCTTCAATTTTTAAACGTGAACCAGCATATCTTGCAAAGATAACCCATTCACCTTTTTTGCACCACGGACCTTCAGGGTATCGTTTTTTATCGCGATAACAATCTGGTCCCATTCCTAAAACTAAACCACAAACCGTTCCAATTTGTTGTCGTTCTAATGCAGCTTCTGCTAATAAAATCCCACCTTTAGTTTTAACTTTTGGTTGAAAAGGTAAAACCATTATTCTCCAACCAGTAGGTTTAGGTAATTGTGATTCTTCGGGTGGTTTATTACGTTTAGCTTCTGCTTCTTCAGCAGCTTTTTTTAAACTAGGTTCTAAAGCTAATTTAATTTTAGGTATTTCTGTCTTTGTCGATCCTAATAACTTTTCCGTCATTTTCTTGCTCCTTTGTATTATTTAGCAGGTTAGAGATTTCCTGAAAGACACCTTCAAGTGCCGCTATCTGTCCAGTAATATACTTGTATTTATCA